TTACCAGAAGTTGTTTGGTATAGAATATGTACATAATCTTCAGCTTCACCCAAAGATACTTCATATTTTCTCGCTACCAATTCTATTACCCACTTTTCATATTTATCAGCTGATGCTGGTTTCATATATTTTAAGAATGCCCTTGTCTTTGGAATTAAATCTATTAAAGCAAGATACATAGCTTTAGGTGGAGCTTCTTGCAGATATGGTTGTATATCTGCTATCAACTCTATCCATTCAGGCTTCATAGAAAGAAAACGGAGTATCATATAGTTACTCCATGTTTTCTTATCACTTTCTTCAAGCTTGTCCCAATACTTTGGGTCTTTTTCCTGTGTTATTGCGTTTATATGGTCGAATAATGTTTTTGCCATTATGCTTCTTCTACTTTTAATCCAGCTGGTAATAATTCATTAAGAACTTCACCACAATCTCCACATAGGAATAATTCTACTGGTAATGTTTCATCCTTTGGTTTACCCGTTAATAATTTAGATATTCTACGGAATCCAAAACCTTGTACGAAAATCTCACCACCGCATTTCTTACATGCAATTGGTTCAGTTTTTTCTAGTTCTAGTTTAACTTCTTCTTGTCCTCCAATTGGTTGCCCACCTGCTCCTAAAATGTTAGCCATATTATATTGTATTTAAAATTTGTATTAATGTTGATGCTGCTATGATTTCTTTATCAATTGCTACCGCAGATTTAGCAACCCCATCACCTAATAGTAAGATAACACCAGAGGTATTAGCTCCTGCATACTCATCTACCTTATCATAAAGAACTGTGTAAAGGTCAGAGAAATCAGTTGCTTTAGAATCTATAATAGCCTGTCTTACTTTCATATATTTGTTTCTCTTATCATCGTTAGATTTTAAGATGTCAACAACTTTCATTTTGTAATCATTCTCTAATAGATTTTGAACATCTACTTTCAGTTTGCCTTTGTTCGAATTAAGTTGACAAGTATTGATTACTTTACGAATGTCAGGATATGCCGAATCAATAATTGGAACTAAATCTTTAACATCAAATTCAATATTCTCGGCTTTCAAAATCTTGCTCATTTGAATTGCTACATCCTTTTTAGTTGGAGGAACAATTTGGAATGATTGACAACGAGATTGAATTGGTTCAATTACCTTCTCAACATAGTTACAGGTTAGAATAAATCTACAATGCTTACTAAATGTTTCCATTAAGTTACGCAAGATTGCCTGTGCGTTTGGAGTCATATAATCAAACTCATCCATTATAATAATCTTAAATGGTTTGAATCCCATAGAAGATGCAAAGTTCTTTACTTTGTTACGAACGGTATCTACGTTGTTTTCATCCGATGCGTTGATAATGATATAATCACAATCTATCGAATTTACAATTAACTTTGCTAATGTAGTTTTACCAGTACCGGCTTTACCATAAAGTAATAAGTGCGGTACATCACCACTCTCTAAATAACCCTCTACTTTGGCTTTTAGATGTTCATTACCTACATAATCTTCTAACTTATTTGGGCGATATTTTTCTACCCACAATGAGTGGTTGTTTTCTTCTTGTTTATATTCAAACATAATTTATTTTTTATTTACCAGTTGAACCAAATCCACCTTCACCTCTTTCGGTATCAGATAACTCATCAGCTTCTTCAAACTCAATTTCAGGATGTGGAATAATCATAATTTGTGCAATCCTATCTCCTACTTTATAAAAGTCATTTGATGTGATTTCAGTAAGTTTAGTTTCATCATAAAAGCGGTCACCACCAAATACTTTATTGAATGTTGCCTGAAGTTCACCTCTATACCCACTATCAATTACACCAACCGAATTACTTAATTGTAAACCGGTCTTTCTAATCGATGAACGAGGAAATACTAATCCAACAAAGCCTTCAGGTATTTCTAAGGCAATACCCACGCCATAAGTGATTTGTTCCGGTGTATCTTTAAGAATTTCAGTTGCTACTAAATCCATCCCAGCATCACCAATCTTAGCGTAAGATGGGATTACTGCATTAGGCTTCAGCTTCTTTATTTTCACTTTCATTTGTATTGTTTTTAAATGCTTCTCTTTGTTTTTGTCTTAATTCTTTACCTTCCTCACTAAGTTCTCTAGCGAACAATTTAAATAATTTTCCAGTCTTTCCATTTTGAAAAGTTATGTAAGAGTTTTCAAAATTAGTAATTGTAAAAATTACCTTAGGGTCTTCACTTTTATCTAATACATCATCAGTCCAAGCAAATACTTGTGGTTCATCTTCATCAAATTGAAAACACCACTCACAATCTTCGTATCGTTTTTGTGCAATTGTTAAGTTATCCAATACAGGTGATTCTAATTCAATCACTTCTTCTTTTTTTGTTTTTTTAGCTTTTGCCATAATTTTATTTTTTATCTTCCTACTTCTCCTAAGTATTTTTGTTTCATTTCTTCCCAGCTAATACCAATAGCATCTATATAGAATAAGTGTTCAGGTTTAATTCTACCTTCATCATGTAGCTTTGTGTATCTACTGATTGCATGTTTCTTCCACCATTTGTTAATGTATTCAGTACCTTGCTTAAACTTATCTTTAAGGATTAGTTGGTCTTCGGTAATTTCGTTACGAAGGAATTCACTTCCATTCTCATACATCATAGCCATATAAACTCCTCTCTTAAATCCATGATGATATTCATTTGCTTTAATACCACACTCTTTAAAAATTTGTCCTAATATCTTTTGTTTGATACCACTAACAGGTCCGTTAGCTTCATATCCCATATTAGCACCATTACGAGCTCTTTCTCTAGTAATGTTTTCCATATACCAATCAGGCTTATTTTCTTTAATCCATTGATGCCAAGGGTCATAGAATTTATCATCCGGCTTTAAACTAATCTTACCAGCTGATTCACCTAATGTTTTAAATAAAGGAATACCATTGTATTGTGAATGGATACCATACAAAGATGTTGTACCCACTGCAATCAAAACATTATCATACTTTGATTTCCAATAGTTTCTAACTTCAGGAACAGTAGTCATCATAGCGATTAACTTACCACCTAAGAAGTTATAACCTAATGGCTGAGTACATACAATAGTAGAAGCGATAGTAGTGTTGTTCAACTTACCATCAACAAACTTATTATCCTTAGTCCAACCAATAAAGTTATCTCTAACTGCCATAGCCGTTACATCGGATGCTAATGAAATTTGTCCTAATAGTTTTCCACTCACTCTATCCTTTACATTAATCTTTACATTACGGCCAGGGTTTGCTGTAAAATCCATTGTATGAATCATACGTCTTACCGCTGCCCACTTAGTAGATTCCTTTGGGTCATCAACAATTTCAACGTAAGGGTCTAACGATTCAATTTCTTTTATCGTTAGCTCCTTATTGTTGATATTAGTTGGTTTCCATTGAGAATCGTAGTATGATGCTATTTGGGCTTTAGCCTGAATCATCGTAGGTTCTTGCAACTCTACCCATTTCTTATACAATGTTTGTTCTTGCACACTCATTGTCATAAGGTAGTCCATATTTTCTTTTAACTTTGCTTTTTCAGATTCAAAGTCAAAGACAGGTTTTTGTGGTTCAGTATCCCAAAAGCTCATAATAATTATTTAATTTCTACTAAGTAATAGTTTGATGTGTAATCTCCGTCAGTAAATGATACGTGTGATAATCCCTTCGATGAGATTTTTAATGAAGATGTTTTAGAACCTTTGTTAGCCATTAAGATAGCTTTTAAATATTTTGCAGAGAATGCAATCGGTTCAATATCTTCATTACACTTACAATCAACAGTGATAGAGATTCGATTTGAGTTGATAGAAGAATAACCCAAAATAACTTCACCATTTCCACCTTTACAAGTAAATGTAAATGTGTCTGCATCAGATAATGCACCTTTTGATTTGATGAACTTATTGATAAAGTCATCATTCAATGTAATTTCAGCATCAAATGGTGGTAATGCTTTCAAATCAGGTACTGCAGGAATCACCGATGGTGCTGCCAACATATATTGTACCTTAGTTCCTTTATCAGAGAACTTAACTGCTCCAGTTGTTTCTTCAACTGAAATTGCTTCATCCAATACACTTAACAATCCTTTTAATTGAGATGTAGTATAGATACCAAATTCACCATTAGGGAAATCTGATTCTACAACTGATACATCACCCAAAAGGGTTTTGTCATCGGAAATCATTCTTACCGATAGATTGCTATCATCGGATTTAATCATAACGGATTCAATCTCACCTCCAAGGTTGTAACGATTGATAAAGCCATCAAATTTACTTTTGTTCATAACTAATTTAGTTTTAATTTATTTAAAGTTTATAATACACAAATATACGAAATATTTTCCATTCTACCAAATTTAAAATGCGAAAAATTGCTCTGCTGTCTTTTGTGAGGATAAAACAGCCCCCCAACCCAATGCTCCATAGAAATCCTCCAATTTTTTAAGTAATTCCCTTTCAAAAATTTTATCATAATCAATATAGGTTCTTACCAATTCCATTATTTCTTCTGGGTCATCATGTCCTTTGAATGCTACCGCATCTAATCCATACGGATTTTGTTTAAGATATACCCACTTAACCTTATCACCATCTCTCATAGGAGCGTGCTTAGCTGCACATTTGAAGTGAACCAACAATTGATTATGTGCAATTGCTGCTTTAACGTGCGCTGGAGTTCCACTATTGAATTGGAACATTGCTCTATTATCTTTCTTCTTTGGAATGTATTTGGATAATTCTTTTACTGCTGAATTCTTAGCTATACTAACAACATTCATTGTAGATAATGATTTTTTAAAATCATAGATTCTATCCGTTAGTATAGTTTCACTATCACCTCGTAGGATTGAAATAAGAATCTCACTCATAAATTTACGGAATTCGGCAGGATATGATGAACGAACTACGTCCAATCCTTTCACATCCAATCTATCCATAGGAATGCCATTCTCCGCAATAATCCATTGAGCGTATCGTTTCTTAGCAATCCAAATTCCAGACCTACTTACGAATTCTTTTTTGATTTGAAAACGATGTTTTTCTTTTGATACATTGAATACTCTTTCAGCTAACACATCGTAGAAACTATTTAAGTAATCTTGCGTTTCACCAGCAATAGCATCTACCTTTAGTGCAATATCGGTATCACTTTCAGTTCTCCAATTAGGATACCTATGGTCTAACAATGGTACTGCTGAAAAGAATACTGAATCCGTATCAATGTAGATATTGTAATCTTCTCCTTTCTTACCAAGCTCCTTATTGTACTTAATGTTTACCATTTCAGCAGTTGATTTAATCACCGTCTGACCTGTTAAGGTTACAGCTTCAGCGTTATCAACATCATAGAAACGAAACGCAGGTAATCCTAATACTCCATATAGAGAGTTCAATAAGATTTTTTGTACAATCTGTCTTTTCTTATAGAATGCATATTTTTCTTTATCACCTTCCTCACCATATTTCTTCTCTAACTTACGGAACTCCACACGTTGTGCAAACCATAAATCTAAGATGTCAGGAATACAACCTACTTTTGATGTTGTATAAAGTACACCATTAGATGAAACTGCATATTTACTTTCATCCAATAATTTTTTAAGGTTTTCCTTTGTGATACTTTTTTCACCAATAAAGAATGTATCAATCTCACCCTTCATAAATTTTTGTGCATCCCAATTTGAAATCTTACCAACTTTAGTTTCTGGTGAAATGTTGGTTGTCATAATGATTGAAGGATATAGTGAAGTTAAGTCCAAGTCATATATCCAATCATACTTACCAACGATAGGTGCTTTAACGTATGCTCCAATAAATTTCTCTTGCTCATTATCTCTCAATGCCTGCATCATCTCTTGTCTATCCGCAGGTTTGTTAGGTGCTACAATGTTTTTACGTTTAAGATAACATAACAATGCACCCTCTAAGAATTTAGATGAATAGACGAAATCTTCATAAGGTACATGTCCGGCGTGGCAAATACCTCTACATAAATCTACGAATTGTAGTTTACGTTCCATATCAACCACCAATTGTACGTCCACCAAGTTATACTCAATGAATTTATCAATGTCAGTTTTGAATAGGTCATCCAAATTACCAGCATATTCAACCTTACCTCTACCCAATTCTTTCATAGCTACCGTATCCAAACGATAGTTATCTAACTCAACATAAGTGTAAGATTTATATAAACCAATGTAATCTAAATAAGATACACCAGCCATAAAGAATCTCTTACGATATGGTGACCAAAAACATTCACCTATTGGAGATAATCTATTAGCGTGCTTAGCACCCAATATTCTTTTAATACGATTGTATAAGTAAGGAGTATCGAAATAATCAATGTTCCAACCCGTTACAATTGTTGGATTGATGTACTCATACAAATCTAAATACTTCATACACATATCCCTCTCATCTACAAAAGGAATTACAGTACGATTACCATTTTTACTTTCCTTCATCTTACCACCCTTGTCCATAATCAGAACCCAATAGTGGTCAGTAGCTGAATCATGCAAACCTATCGCTGTAAGTTCGTTCTCTGCCTTCTCAACATCAGGCAATCCTGTATCCATTTCACACTCAATATCGTATGTTAGAATAACATGCCCATCCGATGGTATATCTGATTCGGTATAGGTATCAACTAAGATACGTGTTGTTTCCGGTACATCCGATTCAAACAAATCAGGATCATCTTTCTTAAATTTAAAAATCTTGCTTAACTTATCACCATACAAAGAAATGTATTCTCCTCTTTCTGCTTTTTCATAAGCGTATCTTGTATATGGGAATGAACGATACCCTAATTTATCATCCCACAAATGCACTAAATTCTTTTCTCTTTGGTAATATACGTTTTGATACATTTATTTATTTTAATTAACTAATTTATTATCCATTAAATGTGGCATTACAACCCACTCAAATCCCATTTTTTTTCCATTTATTTCTTTACTCGTAATCCAAAAATCAACATCTTCTTCATGTAAACTTTTAATAGAAATCCAATCATCAGCACATTTTATAGTTGGGTGATGAACTACTACTTTTATATTTTGCTTACCAGACCTTCTAAACTTTGTCATAACCCTATCCATACGAATATTTGCTGATGATACTGCTACAGAATGAGTGTTTGTATCTCTAAGAGCATCTAATTTATCTTCCAACACAGATGCATGGGGGCTATCAGATGAATAATCAATTAACACCTTATTAGCTAATTCTAATTTTTTTTGTGTAATTGCTTCTTTTGCTTTTGGAAAAATTGTTTTTTTAATTTGATTTGGAGTAAATCTAGCTTCCTCAAGCCATTCATAGTTTTCGGTACAATCCGCTGGTTTGCCTGTTGCTAAATATACATTCATAATATATTTTACACCATCATCTATGGTTAGTGGTTCTTTGACAATTGAATCTCTTTTGTTTAATAAACCACCAATTGCTCTTAACTCTAAATTAGATAAATCTTTATGAACTTCATACGGTATTTTAGCTATTTGAATATCAACTGCATGTGGTGCTTTATATACCCCTTCGATTGTATTATTACCATCCCCCAACAAATCAGTCTGTCCATTATATAACTTTGGTTTTAGTCTATTTTCATAAATAAGAATAGGACTGCATGCATCGGTATTACCATGAGCTATTTCTACTCTTTCAGTAACATATTTTACAGTTTCGCTTATTAGTTGATTTACCCTAACTTGCAATCTTGGTAAATTATAAATTTTTTCTTTGTCTTCTTTAATCCAACGCCCTTTACTATCAACTACATCAAAGTCACCTGCCAAAATTCTACCAACCATTTCTTTTACAATATCAAGTCTTATTGATTGTTTTTTAACAATACCATTATTCATATTGTACCAATCATCATTATTTTTGGCATCTACTTGTGTTAATATATCATGTTCTCTAGTTTTGATTTCATCAATATCCCCATACTCTAATATTTCATAAAGTATGTTAGAAGTAGAATCTGTCATTATTTTTTTGAATTCTACACTTTCAGATGAGTTCCAATAGCCATCACCAATATATCCTTCATGCATTCCTAAATATTTTTTATTAGTCTTTCTATCGGTATATTTGTATATGAAAGCCTCATAATGAGATGGTGGTTCTGCTATAAATACATCTTTAATAGCTGGTACATTTTTTAGAATTTTTTCTTTAAGTGTTTCTACGTTTAATTTCATTTTATATTTCTTTTAAATTATTTACTATGTAAAGATACGAAAAATACCCGATATAACCAAAGAAGTATCGGGTATTTTCTAAGTGATTGATAATCAATTAGTTACCAATCCACTCATATCCGTTTTTAGTAAACTTTATATCAGGCATTTGCCTTAAAGCGTTTCGATACCCTGTCCATTTGATTCGTACACCCCATCCCATATATGCAAGAATATCAAATTTATTGGTAATCTTTTTATCTCTAATAAAATCTCTAATCTTTAATAGGGATTCGGTTTCATTCATTGCCTTCAAATCAAATACACCATCCCATCCATCAAACCATTTGGCGATTCTTTCATTCCAAACCATATTCTTAGCGATTTCGGTTGTATCGTATTCAATTGGATTATCTAGCATCTCATTAAATCTTTTAATGAAATCTGCTCTATCATCATAAAGATAAGGATATGGATTTTGTGCAACACTAACCATCTCAGGATAACAAAAATCATTTGGAAGTAAGTAAGGACAACCAACAGAGAAACCATCCGTTGTTGAAATACTCCAAGCTGAATATGTTTGGAAAGTACCTACACCAAATTTCATTTTAGAAAGGAAGTCCATATATTCGTTTCTACCTGTCAACTTAACTCTTTCATTCCAAGGCCTATCAATTTGTGCTAATGTTGTATATACTTTAAAATCCTGTCTTGTCTCCCAAATTTCATCTACACATTTTACAAACCACTCCCACCCCGTATAACCAGCATCTCTATGATTGAATACTACAGTCTTATCAGTATAATCAGTTACTTTTCTTGGATTAACTCTATCCACACCTAAATAATGTGGTTGGATAATCTTTTCTAATTTATCCAATACATCCTGATTGTAATTTTTGGCTGCGTGTTTGATTGTTAATCGTTTCAACCATTCGCTATTCACCCCACACTCATCCATTTGCAATAATCCAGCTACCGATGCATCTAACATGTGTTTGGAATATGGTGCATTTTCAGGCACTTCAAACCAATGTGAATAACCTACAATCTTTGGAGCAATGTTTGTATTATTGAATACACAATTTGCTATTTGATTTGTATGTTCCGGTAAGTGAGTATAAATAATATCCCAATCGTTACGCTTCCAATCAATGTACTTCATAAATTGAATTGAATCAAAGTGAGTACGCATCTGATTGATGTATGTTGGTAATCTATAAATTCTTTGGTCTACATTTGGAAAGTTTAATGATTTTACAAATTCAGGAATAAGAATCGTAAAATGTATCTTTCTTTTTTCACTTAGAAATGGAATAACTCTACGCAGAACCTCTACTAAAGAATCGGCTTCTAAGTTATCTCTAAATGTGTAGTTACCATAAATCAATACTTTATAATCGTATTGTTCGTTTTCGTATTTATCTACGAGGAAGTCTGTAATATCCATATTATTTTTTTATATTTTATGTTTTATGTTTTTACCAAAAGTTTTCAGTACCTTCAGGCACTTCGTATGTTGTTAAGTGATGAACTACTTCCGTATTGTAACTAGCCGTATCTTTTGGATAAGGTCTAATCTCATGCTTCAATCGTTTCATCAAATCCTTCTTTTCTTTTTTATCTTGCGCAAGTATCTGAACATACCTATGCTTTGGTGGTTCTTCCCTTCTCCAAAACTCTTTATATCCTTGCTTACCAATTTCCATTTGTAAGTGTGCTAAGTTACCACTACCCCACATTGAAAATACTGTCCTACTATGAATCCATTGATATGGGTCTTTATGTAGTGAGATACCCCAATTTGGCATCAATGCAATATCCGTAGATAATCCCTGATAAATCCAATTGGTAGCCTGATAGATACCTCCTAAGTGAGCTTGTCCGTTATCGGCGTATGAAAGTAATACTTTGATTGCTTTATCATTTTCCTTTAACCATTTGAAAGATTGTCCTAATGCGAATGATTCAATGTTAGAACCATACCCATCATCACAATACAAACGAGTCAATTCTAAAATGTTATCTTTGGTTAATCCCTCACAAATAGAAGTGGATGCCTTTGCTCCAACAGGAAAACCATAGATTAAACAACCTATAAGTTTATCACCATCAAAGGTATTTGCATCTTCTGATTTGTAATAGATTCCAATTGCGTATCTACAAGCTGTCCAAGCATGCGTATAGTGTTTCTTTACGATTATATCTTTAGCAATTGATTTTGCTATTGGTGCAACATATACTTTAGATGTATCACAATAATTTTTACCTTCTACTTTCATATTTTACCAATACTTTTTATTATCTAATGTATTACCTTCTTTTTTAGCTTTTTTAGCTTTCTCTAATA